TGCAGGGTTTCAAAGTAACGACCTTATCAGAGGTAAACTATCTGAAAACGATGAAGAAGAATTCAGAAACTTTCTCGGAAACCTTAATGAGTATATCTCGGGAAGTATCACTATCCGTGGCAAAACAGACAGAGATTTTCATGATAGAACGGTTAAAGCTCTGGAGTCGGATATACTCAAAACGAAAGCTGACATCGTTGTTGTTGACCCGTTCTATCTCCTTGATTACGAGTACAACAGAGATAAAACTACAGGAGGAGCGGCAACAGCTACAAGCCAATTACTCAATAGGATTGCAGGTAGTACCGACACAGTCATATTTGCAATTACGCAAGCTGACGAAGTCAAAGACGACAAGGACGACAACGGAGAAAGAACACTTAGAGTTCCCGAACGTAATGAAGTTAAAAAGACATCAGCGTTACTCGAAGATGCTTTCTTACTTATCGCTTTCGACTCATGTGATGGACGCTTTCAGCTTTCACTCAATAAAGGAAGGCAAGGTGGCGAAGGAACTACTTTCGAGGGTATATTCTTACCAGGAATAGGATACCTTCAAGAACCTCAAAGGGAGGAAGTAGTCAAACAGTTTGGCGCAAAAGTTACAAAATATGAGTTTTAAAGAGGACATGCAGAAATTGCTGTCCTTTTTTGATGTACAAAAGTTAAAGGAAACCTTATAGGAAATAGAGAAATAATAAGAGAGCGACAAGCTCAAAACTATAAGGAGTGTGATGTGAATGAATTACTTAGTTAACCTAGATTTGTACGATATCAAACAAGGGATTCCTCCAAAGCCTTACACCGATGCAGATTTCATCCAAGCTGACAAAAACATACAAGGTATCAATAATGCTTTGCAGTATGCTTACGAGAACAACTATACAACTGTGGTCCTGCCTCGTGGTGAATATGCTTTGTGTTACCCTCGAGAGATACTGGTAAAAGAAGGCATCGAGCTTAACCTGAACAAGTCAAAACTCAAGGTGATATATGACTCAAACAGGAAAAGCCCTCTAGATAATCGAGTAGGCACAGACTATTACAACTTTGTAGGCAGTACCTTTATCTTCGAGAAGGTCGAGAGTTCGACTATTAAGAATGGCGAGATAGTCGGTTGCCGTGAAGATAGAAGCTTCTTGGATACGAGAGAGGTGGCTGTGGAGCATTCTTATGGAGTTGTATTTCGCAAAGGGGCAAGATTTAACACTCTTAAGAGATGCAAGGTTCGTGACTACATGGGTGACAACATTTCTTTTCTCTCCTCAGCTTACACAAACTATGTAGAGTTTGACGAGGGTAATACTATCGAGTCACTTGACTACAAGACAGGATTACCTATTCCGGTTACAACTCCAAAGACAACTATTACAAAGATGCTTCCTATTCAGGTTGACCCTCAAAAGCAAGTCGACTCAATGTACATTGGAGGTACAGGCTACACGAGGTTGACTAGCATGAACAATAAATTCTTTGATGTATTCTTTTATGACAAGGACAACAAGTTCATCGGGGTTCACAAAAGAAGAAGAATCTACAGTAACATTTCAATCCCTACAGGTGCTACCAAGTATAGGTTACAGCTCTTAGATGAAACCATGGTGAGACAGCACTCTTTAGCTGTATGGTTTGGTCATATCCCTTCTCATAATTTAATCCAACAATGTGATATCACAAACGGGCATAGGGGAGGAATAACCTTAGGAGGTAGTCACAACATTGTTGAAAATAATAGTATCCATGGTAACGGTAAAGGGTTAGCTTATTTTCTAGATGGCAAACCACTCTTTAACGACCCTACTCGTTATGCGATTAACATGGAGGACTCATACGGTTCTAAGTGTACAATCCGCAATAACGATATCTATGATAGCTTTCACGGTATCCTTGTAGGTTGCTACGATGTGGACATCCTCAATAATCACATTCACGATACGGACTTCACAGCAATTAACTTGTATGCAATGTCATCCGCTAAGATAAAAGACAACTACCTCTATAACAATCTAAACAATATAGGATTAATGGACCCACAAATGTACAGCCCTTATGTTCTCATTGAAGGTAATTCTTTCGTAGGTGGAAAATTTAACTTGACAGCGTCTAGTCCTTACAGAGTAGAAGTTAAGCACAACCACTTTGAAAATTTAGGAAGCATATCTTTACCTGATGGTTTCACGATGTCAGATTGTCACATAAAATACACTGAGATGGTAAGCGGTGCTTGGCTACTCGTCAACAAACTAAAGAGTTGTACTTTCAAGTCAAACTCCTCAGTGTCTTTGCGAGAGTTAACTATCAAGACATCACAAGCAAGTGACTGCTCATTTGAGAATTTAAAGGTAAGACTCGAACCGGTGAATACAAAAGTACTATCTGAGTGTACTGTCAGTGATTCCGAATTTGTAAACTGTGAAGTAAGAAATCATATCTTCAACGGCTATCCTCTCAATACAAAACTAAAGAGCTGTAAATTAACTGACACGATTATCCAAGTAGGGATTACTAACGTAGACGGACAAACTCCCTATACAACTCTGGAGGATTGCCAACTCGTGTACAACTCGAAAGCGTATATGTTTCTATCAGAAACTAACAAGCCGTACACAACTTTCAGAGCTACTCGATGCAAAGTGACAATCAATAGCGCAACCTTCTCAGTACTGCAATCCGGGTTAGGGTTAGCCGTCAATGAGGTGGAGCTGAAAGAGTGTAGCTTTGCCTACACAGGTACTACCCCTCTCAACTTAAAGTACTATACAAATAAGACACATATGAGAAAGTTCGCCTCTCAAGGTAACACCTTTACAAATATAAACTTGCCAATCCCTGACGATGGCATCTATGTAGGATAACCCTTCGGGGTTATTTTTTTTTATGTTCTATGGTTGACACTAGATTCATATACTGGTAAGATTGGCTTATAACAAATAAGAAGTAAAAAATCTAGCCGAGAGAAAAGGCTTAGGAGGAAACTTGAATGAAAAAAATTGGATGGAAAACAAATGAAGATGTAATCAGATTAGCAGAAAAATCTATTAAGCTTGATATCTTAGTAGAAAAAGAACATAAAGACATAGCTGAAAAGATTGCTAAGAAAGAAAAAGCTGTAAAGGAAGCAAAGCACAATCCAACCATAGATGAATCTTGGAAGGAAATACTAAGCAACAATAAGATGTCAGATACGGATAGAAAGAAATGCTTAGAAGTTAAACAAGCTATGCAAGATAATGTCATCGGAAGAGAACCTACTCCAGAGGGAAAGAAAGCTAAAAAGTTTAGTCGAGCTGAAGCGTTAAGACTTTGGAAACAACTTCAAGTGATCCGCAGAGAAGAAATCTTGGAAGAGCTTGTGGAGAAGACTCCAGATAATTATATTTTGGTTACAACTCAAGAGGAATTACATGACATGGTGGATGACTTCGAAGGGGTAACTGAGATAGGATACGATACCGAAACAACTGGTCTAGATAAGTATGAAGATAAAATAGTAGGTCATTGCCTTTATAATCCTATAAGTGATAAAAGTTACTATGTGCCATTTAGACATTCCACTGGAGAGGAACAGGTAAGCTGGGCATATGGGTCAGCATATATAGATTACTTACTTGAAAGAATCCCTACAAAGATACTTCACAATGCTCAATACGATATGCATATGTGTATCAATGATGATTTACCTATCACAGGAACATGGCACTGCACTCAAACGATTGCTCATATGTTCAATGAGAACGAAATGAGTCATGCTCTTAAGAGTCTTGTGCCGAAGTATTTAGGGATTCCTTCAGATAAGTACGGTGACCTATTTGGAAATGGGGGCTTTGAAGGAACACCTTTAAAGTATGCCCGTTACTATGGAGCAAATGACCCGAAAATAACTTATCAGCTATATAAATTCTATGAAGCAATTGCAACCGCTGAAGATGATAAGTACAACTTAAAAGATGTATGGAAAAACTACTTAGAAATAGAGCAACCATTAATCAAAGTAGTTGTAGAGATGGAACGTGTAGGATTCATTATCAATGAGGATCACATGCAAGGAAAGTCTAAAGAGTTTGGCGAAATGGTTGATACTCTTGAAAGTGAAATCAAGTCAGCAATCGGACAAGATGTATTGCTTTCAAGTCCTGCTCAATTGCAGAAAGCTTTGGAGGAACATACTGGCGAGAAGATGCAAGGAACAGGAAAGAAAATCTTGAAAGCTATGAAAGGTCAGTACCCTATCGTAGGTAAAATACTCGAGTGGAAGTCTTTGTCTAAACTGAAGAACGACTTCTTCGACAACTTACCGAAATTCAGAAAAGAGAAGACGGGAAGATATCACTCTAATTTCAAACCTCGAGGGACTGTAACGGGAAGGTTCAGCTCTCAAGATTTCAATGCTCAACAGATACACAAAATAGTAAGACAAGCCTTTGAAGCTCCCGACGGAATGCTTCTCCTAGGGGCTGACTTTTCTGGGCAGGAGAACCGACTTCTAGGTCATCTCTGTCAAGATGAAAAGATGATACAAGGTTGGAAAACTGGGATTGATTTCTACTCTAAGATTGGTTCTGATGTGTTCAATAAACCTTATGATGAATGTGGTGACGGTACTCAGTGGCGAAACCTTTCAAAGGTAATCGTGTTAGCCGTAACTTACGGTATCAGCCCAATAGAGCTTGGATACTCAATCTTGCCAGCAATCTATGAAGATAGAGGAATCAATAAAGAGGTCACGAAAGAGGATGCCCTTAAGAAAGGCGAAGAAGTAATCAAAGACTTCTTGAAAGCTTTCCCTGCTATTGAGCCGTGGATGATTCAGACTCGAAAGGATGCAAAAGAAAAAGGATATGTAACTATGATGTTTGGAAATAAGAGACGTCTCCCTCTCCCGAAGAATGTATACATGGAAGAGAGTAGAAACATTGTAGCTGTCGATAAGATGAGACGTCAAGGGTATGACTTAGAAGAGAGACGCAAAGGGAAAGACATACCTATCCCGTGGGATTTGCTTCCAGAATGGAAAAGAAAATCTATAAAGGGAGGTATTGACCGTCAAGCAGTAAACTCAGTGATCCAAGGGAGTGCGGCTGAACAGACTAAACTTGTAATGCTTCAACTTGATAAATGGTGTCAGCATAAAAGAGAACACGGAAGGGATTTCTCCTTACTTGCTCCAATCCACGATGAAATTTTACTTTATGTTCCCGAGGATATAACTCAAGAGGAAATCGACTGGGTAGAGAAAATCATGACTCAGACGGTAACTCTACACAACATTGAAGTTAAAACAGATATTGCTATCGGGAAGAACTGGAAAGATATGATTGGTGCTAATAAGTTTATGGGATCACCTCAAGAGTATTGTAAACTTTGGAGAGAAAGAAACTGGGTAAAATAATATAAAAGCAAAATAAACATGCGATGTCTCTGCTATTATGGTAAACTACTAGTAGAGGCATATCTTAAGAGGAGGAATAATAAATGAAATTGATATCAAAAGTCTTTAAAGTAAAACAAGTCCCACAGTATGGTGACATTTTAGTGATAAATAGAGAGAGTTACATCTTAATGAACTTGAAAGATGGGTACTTCCTTGCAAACATTAATGGTACGTCAACATACAATGGATATTGGAAGTCTATTAATACATTATTAAAGAGTATCGTTGAAGATTTCAAACATTACAGTAAAGAAGATTACGTCTTATCATTGGAGGAAAATTAAATGGCAATCAAAGGAGCAAGCTTTAAGACTATCGACGATGTAAATTGTATCGTACCGAGAGAGCAAGTATTCATTCAAGATTTAGCAGATACCTTCAAGGAACAAATGGATAGCTACTTTAGAAAGAACTTATCAGACGACCCTATTATGTTGGACTGGCATAGAAACTTTGCAGATATCCTCGAGAGGGGAGTACAAGCACCTCCGGTGCGCAAATGGATTCGACCTTCAATGGTTGGAGCTGATGAGCAAGCTATCTGGATGCACCTCCATGGATACAAACCCGACACGTTTCTACTTGATGAACCACAAGATGAGGTTCACACTCGATGGCAAGCTATCGGTACCGTAGTAGGGGATATGTGGCAACGTCAGATTTTAGCCGCTGAGTATTGGACTAAGAAGGGAAAAGCTCAAGTTGATTTTGCTTTCGAGAGAGTCTGGAGCGGTAATGGAGATAATAGACAATACCCAATGTTCGAAGAGTTCGCTCGTAAGTATGTAGAGCTTGGTGGTGTCCCTGTATGGGGAACATGTGACGGTATCCTACAATATACTCCACCAGAGGATGGGCTAGGTAGAGACTATAAGGGGTTACGTATTGGATTTGAAGTTAAATCTAAACAGACAACAAATGCTTCTACAGGAACTTATAAGATGAAAGGCGCTGAAGCTAAACACATTCAGCAAAT